AATATTTCCAGCCGACGCTAGCGTAGATCCAGTTATCATTGGAGAAGGAGCTATATTTTCTTTCCATTTAAAGTTTGCTGTCTTATATTCATCCCAATTCGAATAACCTGCCGCACGCGCTTTTTCCTCTTGTGTTAATGTTGAAAAGTCTCTAGTTTCTTTGGCTTTTAATATGCGATCATTTGATTCTGTTGAACTAGGAGTTTCATTTGGCTGTAATTTATTAGAAGATGATGCTGCTGATGCAGTTTTATCAGTCTCTTTTTTAGGAACATTGCTGTATGCATATTCATAAATGCTGTCAGGAACTGCTGCACGTATCCAATATTTTGGATTAGCTTTTGACAGTTCTTCATTTGGGTCTGGCAAGGCTGATCGCAATATCGATTTATTAAAATCTGAAATTGCATCTCCAATATTTCCAGCAATATCTCCAATCGCACCACCTGCAGAAGAGAATATGTTTTTAAGTTCATCTAATAACATTAATGAATATTCCGCAATTATTTTTGGAGCTCCGCCAGATATAAAATCTGCAATTCCTATAGCAACATCAAAAAGAGGATCTACTAGATATGTTTTATACAAGTCAGTAAATGAAAAGCTGTCTAGCATCTTAGAAAATTCTGAAAATCCAAGCTTTTCACTTATCCAAGAGACACCATCTTTTATTAGATCTAGTGTTCCACCTATTATCGTATCAAACATTCCAACAAGTGCTCCTTTTATTCCACCTATTATTCCATCAGTTTTAAATCCGTCTATAAACCCAGTTATTGCACCATAAATCCCTAGAGCAATTGTTAGTGGCCAACCAAGTATTTTACCAAAGGCCATAAAAAATCTACCAAATCCCTTTAATATTTTAACAATTCCTCCACCAAATTTTGTTCCAGCAGCAAGTCCTCTTCTAAAGCCATTAAATACATCTCCAATAACAGAGAAAAATCCTTTTAGGCTTTCACCAACTACAGACAGCCCACGCACTATTGGCGAATTGCGAAACATTGAAAGCATGCTAAACAGCTTGCTATTTTTAATTAGATTTAAAAAACTATTGAATTTCTCAAATCCTAAAGATATGGCTTTAAATACTTTTGAACCCTTTAATTTTAAAACAATATCATCAACATATTTGCCAACAGTAGTAAATATTCCCGCTACACGTTGGTATATTTTTGAATTTTTTATCATTTTGATTAGTGGAGAAAACAACTCTCCTAAAAATCCTTTAACTAAACCAATTGCAAAACCAGCAGCTGCTCCTAAAAAGCCAAACAATCCTAATGGACCTCCAATTTTCTTGTTTGGTATATTATTTTTCTTTTCTTCTTTAGGACGAAGACTCTCTAATAGGTCTAATAATTCTTTTAAATCTTCACGCTCCTGTAATTTATTTCCCTTCAACAGTCTATTTAAAACATTGTCTGCCTTAACTAATTGTATGAGTTGATCTTTTAAATCATAGGCAACATTTACAAGTTTATCCAAGAAATTTGGAACTTCAACAGTGTTTTCACGGGCCGGTGGAGAAGCGAGAGTAAAGTTATATCCATCAAGAAGATCAAGAATAAGGTCTTGAGACAGGTTTGAGCTCTCTAATTCCTTTGTAAGTTTATCAAAAAAGCTAGGAAACTCTGCAGCACTTTCATTTTTCATAGAAGAAAGCATAGCAACATTATAATTGTCAAGAGTGTCAAGCATAAGATCTTGAGACAAGTTTAGGCTCTGTAACTCTTTTACAACTTGTGCTAATCCAGTTTCTTCATTCATCTCTTATTTTTTTCTTCTTCTTCTTTTATGTGTTTTATTAACATTGCGATATAAATTTCCCTCTCCCATGGCAACATATTGTCTAGTTCTGTTAAACTATATTTATGATGCTGCATTAATGCAAAATTTGTTTGATAATAATTGCTTAGCGATTCATGTGAGAGGGCTATTCGAAAAAAGATTGTACTCCTGTTATGGTAATATCATTTGACTTTTTACAGTCAAAACAATCAAATTTTATTGTGTGTTGAAGCTTTGGTGAATTTGAAATATACTCTTCAATTTTGCCGAGTTGCGCACGACTTAAGCTGTTAATAAATGTTAAGAGCTCTTCGCGAGGAGTGTCTTCAGCCTTATAGACACCAGAGTCATCAAAAATAGATTCAATAGACGCAATAAGCATGCTCGTTATTGTGTCCATATCAACTTCTGTTTTATTGATAATTCCAGTCATGTCGTCAACACGCATATATCGTAAAACTACTCCAATTTTATCGGTAAGCATAATTTTGTTGCTTACTTTATCCTTTGGCCAAGAGACTTCAATGTCATCGAGATTTATTGAAAGTTCATTATATTTTTCGCAGTGATCGCACTTACACTTAATATTGCTAATTTCACCTACACTTTTTGCGCGCAGTTTTAAGAAAATATATTCAAGATCAAATGATGTTAACTCTTGTGGTTTTACACTTTCAAATGTACAAGCGCGTATAATGTCTTTAATTGCAGACATTATTTCCTTTGGATTATTTGACTCCTGTGCTAGCAAAAGTATTTTTTCTTCTTTTACTAGGAATGGACGATATTCAATTGAACGACCCGTTGATGGAATCGTCAATACATATTTTGGTGATTCAAGTGTTGGTAATGGCATATTGTATTTGTTTGTTGTTAGATATTATATATTAGAGTATAACTAGTTTGTCGTATGTGAATACAACAGTTACTTTTTGAACGGCAGACTCTGTGTTTGCGTCTAGTTCTATAGAATTTAATGTAATTGGAAAAGCGTTTTCTAAACGAACTTTATATACTGGCTTATCATTTTCATCCAATTGAGAAATGTTAATGTCTTTTTTATAGACCGCCTCATTTGCCTCTAACAGATAGCTATCAATATTTATTATTGATTTCATCCAAGAGTCAATTGCATTTTTAACCAAATAGTTATTTGTAAGATTAAAGGTCATGGTCACGTCATCCTCGATATATCCTGTTGGTATTTTTAATGGGCGACGAGTGCCAATATCATAGTCGGTTGTTGTAATTTGCTTTCCAGGTAAATTAACACTTTCACATAAGAATGCAAGGTCACGAGTGTTAATGTCACTGCCATTAGGAACAGCAGTAATTTCTATGTGAAAGCGATTTGGACGAGCAAATCCTTTATTTCTTAATATTGCATTTTTAAAGTCTATTATTGATGATGACATATAATTATACTAGTGTACGTGTTTTTTGCCAAATTGATGTATTCTTTTCACCAATAAATGAATCAGTTGGAAGGAAAAGTGCTATTTCCCATTCATTTGGAAGTATTTCAACTGTTTTTGATGTGACGTGTTCTGTTAAATAATGTTTAAAACATGGTGCAAACGCTCGCAATTTTGCAGTGCTGTTCAATAGGTCATATGACAGCCTAAAGCGAGTGCTCTCATCATATTTTTTATTGTTTGTAAAATCCATTAATCGATCAAAAAATATAGCGCGCTGACGTGGCGGCAAATAGTGCAAATTTAAACCATAAAATCCTTTTTTTGCTGGTCCAACCATAAGAATAAGTGGAAACCGGTCATAATATGGCAGAGTTTCTTTATATTTTGGGTCATATAGAAACATAAACATACGTCCAATGAGTGGCTTGTTTCTTGTCACTAATGATGTGTCTGTCAGCACCTTTGTAGGAGACACATTAGTCAAATTTCTTATTTTGCGAAAAAACCAATCCCTTGATTGCTTTGTGCGAGGTAAAAACCCTGCCTTTTCAACATCAGATTGAATTTTAGAAAAAAGAGATGGCATATATCTATTTATAATAGATTTTTACGTCAATAGTTTGATACCAAGCGCCTTTATAGTGTCTTCTGTCCACACTTCAAAAATCATTCCACGATCAGCGCAATATTCTTTTGCTGCTTCCCACTTTGATATATTTTTTGCGTATGTAAGCACTTCTGTAATATAGGCTTTAGTCTTTTTAGAGCGTATTTTTGGCTCTTGGGTTTGCTTTTTTGGCTTTATTTCTATAAGATATGTTTGGCCAGACTTGAATTTTACCTTTAAGTCTACAAAATATCGATGCATCTTATTGTCAGTTTTGCATCGATATGGTATCACGGTCTCCTCGCTGCTCCACTTAATTATGTCAGGATTTGTGTCGCACCACCGGAAAACTTGGCGTTCCCATAGTGATCGATAGACAACAAGGGAAGCATTCCCATCATATTTTTCACAATTGTCTACTCTATACTTACCACTATAATACTTTTTTGACATATAAATAGTACTTATATGGCATTGATATTTCCAATTGATTCAGGATTAGATGAGCGCCCATTTGTTGTTTTTACCTGTAGAGGCACATCTACGTCTGTAATAGCACTTCCAATTCCTGGCTCTTTGCAATTTGGAGACGGAGCTACATACAATAATACTGAATTGGGTATTTATGGAAACTTTGTGTCTAATATTGCATCGTCTGTTTCAAAAAATGGATTAGGCATAGATTCGTTAAAGGGTGCGTTAGGTGCTGAGGTTGGTAAAATTAAAGCTGCTTATGATAACTCAACAGTTGGATCTATAATGCAAGCAGCCACTGCATTGTCTGGAGCCGGCGAAGGAATACAGAGTGCAATTAGTATTGGAACGGGCACAACAGTCAATAAAAATATTACCACTGAATTTACGGCAACAAACACTCGTGTATTTTCCTTTCAATTTCAATTGATTCCACGCACAATTTCAGAGGGCAATGAAATAAGTAAAATTGTTAAAACTTTTCGCGAAAATTTATATCCAGAAGGTGATGAATTTCAGTTAAAATATCCACCAAAATGGAATATAGAATTTAAAGTTGGCGGAAAGGAAGGAGGAAGTGACATATCACACCTGCCAAAAATTGGTGATACATATTTAACTGAAGTAAGCACAACATATAACGGGTCTTCAAATACATGGAGAAGCGATGGCTCTCCACTTGAAACTACAATACAGGTTCAATTTATAGAAACAAAGGCTCATAGAAAAGACACATTACCACAATAATATATGCCTGATTTTTTCTCAAAATATCCTAAAATAGATTATGATTTGCTTTCAGATGGGTCTATATTCAGACTTACTGATATATCTAGAGCGGCAATTATAAATTCTAATAAAATACAAGACGACAGTGTGTTATACACATATTATGATATTGTTGATGGTGAGCGTCCTGATATTGTGTCCCATAAATTATATGGAGATTCAAGTTTTTATTGGACATTTTTTATAATAAATGATTTTTTAAGAGATGGATATTATTCATCTTGGCCGCTGTCATATAATGATTTTACAAAAATGATTGAGCGCGAATATAATAACTATTCTGCAATTTCATGCATACCAGTTGTTTTAGCCGATGAGCAATTAAACGGAACAGGAAAAATTGATGTCTCTTGCATACCATTAGACTCGCAATATCTTCCATATTTAAAATTTGAATCATACAACGGAGAATATAAATCTACACTTGTGCGTTATGATGCCCGACGTCATCAATTTATCATAAGTGATATCTTTAAATTTGATAAAGCTGGAAATAAAATTTATACTACTCGTGAAGATTTTATTGAAAATGAAAGCATAACATATCGAATAGTATGGGATGACTCAGTGTTAGACACAACATTGTCACAAACTGAAGCTCTTTCTAAAAATATAACTTTAAAAACAGAATGGATTGACAAAATCTATTCTAATATAGCGCCTCTTGATCCTATTGGTTATAAAGAACATATAGAATCTAATATATCAAGTAAACAATATGTGACTAATAAAAGTTTACTTGTGGCAAATGCCCAGCTTAGATGGAGTGACTATGCAAATGCATCGCATGAATATTATTCCAATTCTGGTGAAATTTTAAGTGCATATGATGTGCTATCAAATGAAAATACACTGGCTCCAAAATATCAAAGTTTTTATGAATATGAAACGCAAAACAATGATTCTAAGCGTTCAATAAAAATTATACGTCAAGATTTTATAAATGATTTTTCTGAAAAATATTTTGATATATTAAATAATATAATTTGAGTATGGCAACTATTCATAGTAAAAATACACCTAAAGCCGGTTATACTGGAAATAATTCTGTATATCCAGCTGGTGCATTTAAAGTTGAGACTATGAAACTTATAGGAGTCGGAGATGATGGATCTGATGTTGAAAAAGATATTCGCAATATTGCAGAATCATTTACAATTACAACTGAATTATTTTCACCAGTCGTAACATTTTCTGCAACTCTACGAGACAATGAAGATTTGTTTTCAAGTGAAAAATTTAGATTGGGGGGCCAAGAGCGCATTGAATTAAAAATAAGAGCTCTTGGAATAGCTGCTGATGCTATAACACACACATTTTATGTAAAAGAATATCCAACCCTTACACGCACACTAGATTTTCCCAACACCCAAATATACACGCTGTTAGCAATTTCAGAATTTGCCTATCGCAGTAATTTAATGAATATTTGCCGAGTGCTTGATGACGGGAAAGATTTGTATGACAATATAAAAACTATATTTGTTGATGATTTGGGTTTAACAGATCTTGTAAAGTATGGAGAGGTTGCAACAAAATTTAAGGGGATAATCAATATACAAAAACCACTGCAAGCTGCAGATTGGTTGCGTTCACGAGCATTTGAAGAAAATGGTGCACCTTTCTTTTTATACAGTGATCTTATGCGTCCAAAAGAAGTATTTTTTAAGTCATGGAAAGTAATAGCACAAGATGCTTCTCCAATTGTATCAAAATTTGCATTTAAAGCTTTTAATACTGAAACTCCAGGCACACAAGAATATAGTGACGCTGAACGTTCACGAATATTGCATATGTCATCAAATTTTAAATATGACAGATTGGGTGCAGCAAATGCTGGAGCATACTCATGCCGAATTTCGGTAACAGACTATGCAGCAAAAAACTATTATACACTAGATTTAAAAAGTGATAATACTACAAATGATTGGAATCCACGCAAATATACTATAAAGAATCGCGATGGAAATAATGAGAACAGTATATTGCCTAATATACCAAGTTCAAAAACAATAAGTACACAAATAAACACCGCAATATCTGACCCAGATTTTGTTAATGGAGCAAATAACGGCACAGTTTTTAATTCGATTACAAGTACATATCGCTATGTGCCATATGCAAATGCGCTTTATGCTCGTCTAAATGAAACAAATCATGAGATTCTTGTGTATGGAGACCCAATATTACAACCTGGTGTTAAAATAAATTTAAAGGTACCAAAGCCGTCTCTAGATTCAAAATCAGATTCAAAAACAACAAACACAAAATCAGATTCAAATTTAGATCCCGTTGCATCTGGAGACTATATAGTTTTGGTGTCATCATTTATTTTCTCAGATGGTGTCTTTAAAAATAAATTAAAACTTGCAAAACTTGTACCGGCTATAACTGGTGATTTGTTTAATAGTGAACCGGATGATGGACCACTCGGGGGAACAGGCGCTGCTACTGCAGCTGCTTCAGGATCTACTGGAACAGCAACTCCATTTACTGGAGATCAAAAGGCATATTATGATAAAGTATATAATGCAATACATCAAGCGGCAGTTGCAAAAGGACTTGAAAATCCAGAAGTAATTGCTCGTCTTGGCGCAGCACAATCTGCACTAGAAACCGGATGGGGAACAAGTCTACCACCTGGAAGTAATAACTACTTTGGTATTAAGGGCACGGGCCCAGCTGGATCTGTTAATTCTGGTACGCGCGAAGTGTTTGGCGGTAAGAGCGTGTGGATAAAAGATAATTTTAAAGCATACAATGATTTTAATGAAAGTGCTGCCGGCTATGTGGATTTCTTAGTTCAAAATCCGCGATATAAAGATGTTCTTGCTTCAACAAATATAGATTCTGCTGTGGTTGCAATAGGAAAATCTGGATATGCTACTGCTCCAGACTATGCTGCAAAAGTTGGATCAATTGCGAAAAAATATTAAAACATGAAAATTGAACATTGGTTTACTGGAATTGTAGAAAACATCGCAGACCCGCTAAATGCAGGTCGTGTGCAAGTTCGTTGCTATGAGTATCATGAATTAAATGATGTCTATAGCATTCCTAGTGAGTATCTGCCATGGGCGACTCCACTGCTGCCAGTTACGAGTGCTAATACGAGTGGAGTCGGAACCGGCGCAACCGGTCTTATGGTTGGAAGTTGGGTCTTTGGATTTTTTAGAGACCCTGACCAACAAGACCCAGTAATTATTGCTACTATACCTGGAGTAGAGTCTTTAAATGGTGCTGGAGTACCAGCTGATGCAGTAAGTTTTTCTACTGGTATTGCATATTCTGGAGCAACAAATGCGTCACAATATATAAGTGGTTCGCCAATTGCAAATCAAGCAAATCTTTCTGCTCTAGATGGCGAGGCAATTCCACAGGCTCAACAGGGATCTGCAAATGTTGATGCCTTTGTAAATAGCTTTGTAAGTCAAGCGACCGAAGAGGCAGTACCATAATAAATATATTTGAATATGTCTAATCAATGGTCTGCACAAAAATTATCTGAGGCACTAAAGTCTAATTTAAATATACCAAGTGAAGACATGCCATCAGACCCTTCAAGCTTGGCCAGTTGGCTAGATTGGCCAAATGGTAAAGGCGGAAAATATATGATTAGAGTGGTTAGCCCACAATTATTAGTTAAAGGAGATGTAATTATTCGTGATGCATCCCAAGATTATATTGCGATTGTAT